TTAATCTAAATCTATAATGAGAAGTTCCTCTTGCTGTTTCAAAGTTATACTTATCAAGAATTCTATAAGAACCACTAAGAGTTGTCCAAGTGCTACCATTTAAAGAGCCTTCTACAGTTACTGAGTCGCCTTCTTTAAAGTTTGCATGATTGTCTGAAGCACCTAATACTACATCAGGAATAAAAGTTCCATCATAGTTATAATTTTCTAAAACTTTTCCTTTTACTACATACTCTACTTCTGGTACAGTGGTTGTATCTGCATCAATAGTAAACTTAAATACTGCATAAGAAGTATCGAGCAATCTGTGGTCTGGCCCCCAGTATCTCTCTGTTCCACTATAATAATCGTTCTGTCTTTTGAAACCGTTATTTGCTGCTTTAGTAACAAGCATGTTATCTGCAGCCTGGTTAGCTCGACCAGAGTGAAAACCTAACCTCATATCATAAGGATGAGAAATTTGAGCGTATTGATTGTGTTGAACACCAAAAGCATTATCATCTGCTACTATTGCATTAGTAGGTTCTGTAACTGCTTCATAGTTATTTTCCATGCAAACTGCATAAGCTTCATAGGCTGCTTCACTAGCTGGCCCTCTTGCATCTGCTATTCTGTCAAGAATATCTTCGCAGTCATCCATAGTGGTAGTGGTGCCAGAGTTATGCTGCCCTCCAAGAGTAGCTCCCTGATCCATTCTGCCATAACACTGTAATGCTTGAGAATCTGAATCTACTGCTCCAGTACTTCTTACATCAAAATCTGACTTGTCTACACAAATAAGAGGAGCACCATCAATATATAAATTATAAAGTCCATGGTTTTCTCCCTCAGAAATAGCGTATGCTACATAAACTTCTTTTGCATTAGTATTTGAAGTATCTGCAAAAATAGGTACACCAGGTACTCTGTTTACCCCGTATAACACAGGTAGGTACTTACCAGATAAGTAAACACTTAAATCTACGTCGTGATCTGTAATATGCTCATAAGGTTGTTCTTTTACCTTTGATTTAAACCATTTCTTTTTAGTCTTATACTTATATCGCGTTTCAGAAGTTTGATATGTTGCTATTGTATTTAAAGAAGTTTCTGCATGTAGAAATCCTAAGTCTCTTGAGTACTCAGGCTTCAAAGCTGCTAATCTGTTAGAACGACCCATAGAATCTAATGCTCTATGAATTTCGTCAGTTGTAATTCTTCCTGCTACTTGTTCAAAATCTCCCCAATGACTTGTTAAGTTCCATTGAACTTTTGAAGAAGTTGGAGCTTCTTGTATATTTGTAGATGAAATAATTCCTTTAAATACAAGTACTCTATCTGTGCTTTCAGTTCCTCCTCCAACAAAAGCAGAAGGATTATCTGCATCAAAAAATACTTTATAAATAAATACTTCTCTATTTAAAAAACTTGGAGTAGCTCCACCACTATCGTTAAGTGGCCCTTTTATTTCTGCTGAGTCTAAAGTTAGTTTTAAACTAGTATTGGATAAAGTTACAAAAGCACTATCATCAGTATCATCACCGGTTCTTTCAAAAGTAAAAGTTCTATTTTCGTTTGTAAACTGTTTAATAACAAAAACTTTTGAAGTATCTCCGTCAGAGAATGCTGTACCATTTGCTTTTTCTACTTTTACAGCATCTCCTTCAATAAATCCTGCTTCAACGAAATCAATAACATGACCGTCTACATTTGTATTTGTGTTTCCTGTTAATGTTCCAACTGAACCAGAAGAACTTAGTGCTGCTGTTACTGTATAAGTAAGACCTACAGGCTCTCCTGAAAGCGTTAAACTCATATTAGTTGCACGAGCTTCGGTAGTTTCTGAATAGCCCCCAACAGTTACAAGTCTATTAGCTACATAAGTAATTCCATGGTATTCAACGTCTCTTGGCCCATCTGTTAGATATACGTAACGCTTTTCATTACTACGAAAAACACCGTCCTTTGGGTCAAAAGGTCTTTCAAATTTTACTAGATGTGCATATTCAAACGGCTCATTAGATACGAGCAATTTTTCAATGTTTGTTGGAATACTTCTTTTTGCCATTATGCTTGTGCTTCCTCGAGATTTAAACTAAAAGTATACAGATTATTTGTTCCAAGATCGTACTCTTGAACATCTGCTGACTGCACTACTCTTATAAGTGGAGTAGTATAAGTCAATGTTGAACTTGCATTTACTGCTTTTTCTAAAGGTGGTACAATATACAACCTTCTTTCAGTAGTGGTATTTAGTGCTGTATCTGATGACAGTTTGTTTGTACTATCATTTACTCTTACGATTTGATAGGCTTTCTTGTGATTTGAATTACCAGAGTCCGCTATAGTGAACATGTCTCCTGGCTTTAAATTTGCGTTTGCGTCGCTACTTACAGTACATAGTATGTTGTCTGTTCCAGAGGCTAAATTTGCTTGAACAGTATAAGTAGCAGAAGTTGTACTTCTTGGAGTATGCTGTGGTAAAGTCACGAAGAATGGTTTTAGTCTACCACGCTTCTCTAATAAAAAATTGTATACAGGCTCAAACTGTTCACGAGTCATTGGATTGTATGTTATTTTTATTTTCCACCTTTGGGCTACTATTGATCTAGTTATCACTCTTCCACTGTTTGTTCTTGACAATGAAACTGGTTGCTCACTAGAAAATTGTACTCTTGCAAAACCTGGTCCAGCAGTGTAATTACTTGCATGCCCATCTCCTGAATCATGAATTGTCCAGTTAGGGTCAGGTAATCTATTTGTAAAATTACTAAAAGCCATTATTTACTGCTCCCATATGCTTGAGTGTCGATTTCTTCTAAAAACATTGTTCCATTTTCATTTGCAGCTTCTCTAATCATTCTTATAATATTTCCTCTTTGATTCATTAACACGTCTTCGACACCTGCTGAATCTACTGCATTAATTGTAAAGTTTACGTTCTGTGTTCCGCCACCAAGTGCGAAGTTTGGTGTAATGTCTACAGGTGCAGCAGGAGTGATTACTTCTGGGCCTCTTTCTCCTACCATAATACCTTCTCCGCCATTTGCATAGCCTCTTCTGCCCATGGCGCCACCTGGGAACGAGCCGCCTGCTCCCCCTAAATTTTGTCCTGTTGTTGAGCCACCTCTTAAGTAGTTAAGTTCGCCTCCAGTAGCTCTAGTTGCTACGTCTACTGCATTGCCTCTCTTGCCTACTTGTAGAGAAGTATTTGGCTTTTCAATATCTGATGCTCCGCCTTCAAACTTTTGTTTTGAAATGATAGATAGCTGAGCAGCTCCCATAACACCATACATAGCTGCCAAAGCTAAACTCATTGGGAAAGGAGTCTCTGTTAGAGCTTTGGTTATAGCTGCGGCTGTATTAACAACAGTCTGAGCCATTTGCATCTTTTTATTTCTTTCAAATGCTTTTCTTTCCATTTGCTCTTTTTTCTTTTCCATTCCTTTAATTTTGTTAAGAGACTCTTTTGATTTACCATCTCTTTTCATTTCTGCTTTAATTTGATTGTCTAGTTCTGCAATCTGTGCTTTTGAGCTAGCGGCCATTATTTGTGCCATTGATCCAATAGCAGATCCTACTGCTGCTAATCTATCTGAAGTATTTGCTCCAGCATCTGAAATTACATCAAAAGCAGAAACAAGACTTAGTAAGCCAGATTGAGCTGCTGCTACAGCTTCTCCTTCTGGCCCAAGAGCCATAAGTTGTTCTCTCATTGGAGCAGTAGCTTCCATCAAAGCTTCCATCTTTTCTTGAGTACCCGCACCGTCTACGACATCTAACTCAGTGTTAGCAGTATCAATAGCTCCAGTCATTTTGAAGCCTGCTGTATCTCCTAATAGTCCTGTGAATCTGTCGTTTCCAACTTGGTCAGCATCTGCTTGTGCTCCAGTTAGTTTTGCTTGTGCAGATCTTTCTTGTGCTTTTGCCTGTAAGTCGAAAGCTTCTTTTATTTTCTTTATTTCATCATCACTTACTCCAGCCGCTTTTAATCTTGCTTCTAAAATAAGCTTTTCTATTCTAAGTTTCTCTCCTAAAGTGTCTAATTCGAATTGAGCTTGTTGTACTGCTATTTTTGCAGCTTCTTTCTGTGCTAGTAATTCTTCTCCGCTTGTTTGCTTTCTTCCAAGACCTCTTGCTGCATTTGCTTTTGCCTGGGTTGCTTTTGTTACTTTCATCTGAGCCTGAGCTTCTGCAATTGTAGCTGCATTTTGTAATTTTGTAAGTGCTAGTATTTCTCTATCTATTAGAGCTTGTTTTTCTGTAGCTTGGATAGCTCTTTCATCGTTTTCTGCAATTTCTTGTTTCTTATCTTGTATTGCAGCATAGACTTCCAGTTGTTCAGTAGAAAGCTCATCTAGATTTCCTGCTGCTATAGCTTCTCGAGATTTTAAAGTCAAACTCTTTTCTGCAAGTTCTAATTCATTTTTTAACCTAGCATCTGTAATTTGTTGTTGCTGATTTGACTTTTCAATCTGGAACTGAGTTGCCGCAGAATTTACCTTACTAAACTTTTTAAGTGCTTTGTCTTGTTGTGCTAAAGCCTTAAGTTTTGCTTGGTCAAATAATTGTTGCTTATACAACTCTCGAGTTAATTCCTGAAGACTCTTTAATTCTGTTTGTCTAGCTTCTCCAATCTGTGATTGTAATTGTAGTATTACTTCTTGATTTGGTTCTTGTTTTTTAAGTTCTTCATTTAATTTTTTAGTAGCGTCTTGTATGCTTTCAGTATTATCTACAACAGCTCTTAAACTAGCAGGAGCTAATTCAAACTGATCAAATATTGCTCTGAATCCGTCCTCTCCTTTTGCAAGAGAAGCTACTTCTACTTGCATTGCTTTCAACTCAGAAAGCATAGGACCAACTGCTGCTTTCTTTCTAAAACTAGTAAAGAACTCATTAATTTTTTCTCCACTGTTTTGGAATTGTTGTCCTAGTTCTTCTGCACTCTTACCTGCCGTTACGCTAGTTGCTGTTCCAGCATCCATTGCAATTTGTAATAATTCTTGTGCTTCTGCTGTGTCTAGTACTCCATCTTCAAACATTTTGTTTAAAGCAACTGCTCTTTTTGTTGGCTTGCCTGTTTTATCTAGCTCTTGTCCTAGAAGTTGAAGTCCTTCTGGCAAGTCGCCTAAACTACTAGCTTTTCCTAATGATTGTAAGAAAGAATTTATAGTAACGTCTGCCCCACCAAGGAAGTCTTTTAACTCGTTTGTGGCTGCACCTGTTCCATACATAAGTTGCTCAAAAGCTTTTAATTCTGGCATAGTACTACTGAGATTGAAATTATCTCCAGTTAAGTTACTTTTATCAAGCAGTTGCTTTCTTTTTTCTAGTATCTCATCAATTGACGCTTGAATTTCAGCATTTTGTGCTTCAACAGCAGAGGAATCAAATAAACTTGCATACTCTAATTTTTCGCCTTCTTTGGCAAATATAGTATTAAAAATAGCAGTCCAAACATTCATGAAAGCTTTTATAATCGGACTATCAATAAAATTATTAAATCCTTGTTGAAGTTTTCCAAAGAAAATCGTAATGTAATCTGTTAGTAATCTGAAAACTCTTCCTACACTATCGCCCATCTCTGAAAGCCTTGTTTTAAGAATTAACATTGCTTTTCCAAAATTGTTAGCATTTTCAAATGCTTCTTTTTGAGCTGTAGAAGCTTTTTTAGTAGCTTCCATTAATTGATTAGTAGAGTTTGCAGTAATAATTAACCTTTCAGCTGCATTTTTATTTTCTAAATTAGACTTGGCATTTTGTTCCGCATAAGACGCAGTGACCGAACTTAACTCTTTCATAGATTTTGAAAGCGCAGAGGCCTCTGGCATCAATCCCCCTAAAAAACCTATAGTTTTCTTTAATCCAATTACAAGCAAGTCTAGTACTAATAAGAATTGACCAATGAATGGAATAGCTGTAAAGATTCCTTTTATAGCAATTTTTGCAGTTAGTCCAAAACCTTTGAAAGCTGCTCCACCTATTGCTAAACCTTTTGATAAGCCAGGAATCGTAAGTCCGAATAGTTTTGTTTCAACACCAGCTTTTTTTATTCTATTAATATAGGCACCTGTAGCTTTATTAGACTTTTTAAATGCTTTTTTCATTCCTTCTAAAAAGTTGCCTTGGTCAAAGTCTTTATCTAATCCCCCAAGTATACCACCTTCGATTCTTCCAAATTGGCCAGCAGCTTTTGAAGCGGCTGCTCCGCCTTGCTTCATTTGTCTCTTCTCTTCAAGAGCTATTAAGTTTCTTAGTTTTTGTTCTTCAAGTTCAATTGCAGCAAGCTCTTTTTTCTTAAGTTCGAGATTCTTTAATCCGCCCTTTCGAATATTTGCTTGTCTTTTTTGTATTGTAAGTTGAAGTTTTTTCTGTGCAAGTTCTTGTTCTTTTACGGTCGCAGTACCTGCTTTTATCTTTTCAAACAGATTTTGATATTCTCCTTTAACCATTTTCAAAGGTTGCATCAATCCTCTTTGCGCTTTAATTTCTTTTTCTGTTTTTGCAATCTGTGCATTTGCTAAGCCCATAGCTTTACCCGCGGCTTCAAGAGACGCTTGTCCTAGTCTATTAATTGCTGGCAAGGCGGAATTTATAATGCCCTTAGTAACGATTAGGAATAAGCCTGATAAGGCTACAGTATTATTAGCTAAGAATCCAGCTAAAGGGTCAAGCACACTATTTAAAAAATCGAGTACTGTTCTTGATAAGTCTGAAAGAGTAGCTGCTAGTCTATCAAAAGCTGAAGCATCTACTTCTTCTCCTACTTCACCAAACTTTCTTCTTCCTTGTTCAAGAATTTCATTTGCAAAAGCTTGTCTTTGTTGGAATCTTGTAAGTTCTGAAGCGGCTACACCTAAAGAAGCTGCGTACTTAGCTGATGCATCATCTAGTCTTACAAAGATACCTAATTCGTCAAGAATTTCTGGTTCGAGTTTTGCAGCACCTCTTGTTAACCTGTCAACCGCATCTCCCACATCTCTACCAAGAGCTGTAGCAGCTGCTTTAGCAACTTCTGCTAAACCTTCAATTTGTGTCGAGCTAAAGCTTGCAGATGAGCCTACTGAAATAGCTCTTAGAGCTTGGTCGTAACTTACAGCAAATCCTGCAGCCTCTCTGAAGCCGTCTGCCATTACTGTTAAGTTTCTTCCTGCACTTCTTCCTAAAACTTCTAATCCTTTTTCAAGTTGTTGTACCTGAGAGGCAGCACGAAGAGCATTGAAAGCAGCTGTGGCCGCAAAGACGTTAGCTGCTAGAGTCGCGTAGGCACCGACAAGCCCGGAACTGCCAGAGTCCGAGCCAATAGTTTGGTTCATTTTTGAGAAAGATTTCGCCGAAGATAGGTTACCTTGATAAACAGATTTATTCTGCTTATCGTAATCCTTTGCTACTTTTGTACTCTTTTTCTGAGTCTCTGTTTGCTTCTTCTGGCTTTTCTCTACTTCTTTAGTAGTCTTATTTACTTTCTCTAAATCTTTAGATACCATCTTGACGCCTTTCGACGTCATTATAATATCAATTTGTCCTACTACCTTTCCTTTTGCCATAATTAATTGTGTTTACGCTTTATCTTATCGTACTCTGCCTTCAGTTTCTTCTGAGAGGCTTCAATTTTTCGTGCATCCAACCATAATACTAAGTCGAATACATAATCAGTTTGATGCTCCTGTATAGAGTAGTTATCTAGTAAAAATTGCCAATTAGTATAATCTTTACCTATGTACCCTATTTCGGGATAAATTCTATCTCCCATGCAATGAAAGATGTTAACAGAATCTATCACTATTTGTGGAAAGTCTTCCCAATCTGGAGGGCATTCTTCCCAATTAATTTCTTTTCCAAGTTGTTCGCACATTTCCAAGTATTGATCCTTGGACATGCCAATTTCTTGGTTATCCAGAAACAGCTTTAGTTTCTTTAGCAGGTTTTTCCTGTTCTTGGCTACGAAAGTTTTCTAAGTCAAAGACTACCTCGTTGAGCCAATTATCAAATTCTTGAGAGTTTTCAACTAACACTTGTGCGTTTTCTTGATTGTAAGGCATGTCCGTATCAGGGTTCTGTCCTTTTAAATCAACGAGAATCAAATCTTCTAGCATACCTAGTTTCAATCCTCTCCAACCTTTTACAGTAGCTTCTGTAAATTCTTTCACAAATTTAGTTTCATCAAGTTCTTCATTGAACATTCTGGTTTTTCTATCGAACTTATTTGTTACACATCTTTTTCTAAGTGCAACAAGTTCTTTTCTAGATAGATTTGCAAGTTCTACTTCAAATCCGTCTAAACCGGGAAAATCTACCCAAGCAGTTTTACTGTCTACTAGTAAATTTTTTAAATCCATAATTTTTCCTCTAATATGTAATTGTAGTTCCTAAATTTGCAGGACTATTGACCATTCTATAATCAAAAGTCTGCGTAAAAACTTCGGCAACGTTTAATCGTTTAGTAAACATACAACCTGTCAAATTAGCATTTAAAAAAGTACTATTTTGATCAGTTGTTTTCACTGCAACCGAAGTGTTAGTATTAAAAGATTGAGCAGTAGTAGAATTATTCGTTCCTGTATATTGAACAATATTTCCAGATACCACTCTACCTTTTAGTGTATAAGTTGTCGGATACATTGCATTAGATGCATTTGTAACCGACAAACTATTATGCAAGGTTTCATATGGAGTCCAATCTATATTATTTTGCACACTTAATGTAGCAGAAACAAGATTTGTTACATCTGTTCCACCTACTTCTACATCAAGTAAAACTTTGACGGGAGTTCTTGTGGCACTTGCAGATTGCAAGGTGCCAGGAAGGCTGTAAGAAGCATTCCCTACTCTTTCTAGTTTTTTCGCATTTCCACTAACACTTAAAGTAAGTGGGGCGCTTTTGCCCATAGTAAAGTCTCCATTAGTGATAACACAACCTTCTAATTTGAATGTGCTTTCACTTGTTACAAAGTAGAGATCAAATGATTTTAACAATTGTTCTCCAGTACTTGTATCATAATCTGTTAAAAGACTTTTTACAATGCTTTCATCTTTCTCTCTTGTGAGAGCGACTGCAAAACTAAAATCTGCAGGATTTGCTTTTGTTACGCTCGTCCCTTGAAACATTTTTGTCTGATCGTGCAAAGTCTTAACTTCGTAAGCATCTTCCGCAAATGTCTGTGAGAACGAAAGGTCAGGGGTAACCTTTACATTGTATCGATTACCCCCGAACACTATGTGTACGGCACCATCTCTAAGAAGGTTGTACACTGCCATGATTATACCGCGTTACTAGATGTCTTGTCGTACCCAGAATCTGAGTGAACAGTAGATCCTTTATAAAGAACAGTCATTTCATCTGTGTCTGTAATGCTTGTTCCCTGTGCCGCGAATTCAATTGTAGTTGATATAATATCAGCTGTTTCAATTGTTGGAATCTGTAAGTGAGCCTTTGGAATATCAAAGGTTACTAGAGGATTTGCATTTGATGCACCTCCCATAAACAAACTCATGTCGAATTTGTTACTTACTAGATCTGTTGCTGCTGATAAATCAGCTAGTAATTCGTTAGAACCACCTGCGACTGTATCGAGGTAACAAGTCAATGAACCTGAAATAGTTCTTGACCCTGTGAATGAACCAATCGGCTGATCCACGATACCTAGAGTTTCTGGTGTTAGGTACGTTACGTTGTTGGCAATTGTAATTGACCCACCAGTAATATTAATACCACTGTAAGTGTGAGTTGTACCGCCGTCTACGTTTAGTACTCCACCTGATGCTCTTGCTGCAGTCATTTGGTGAGCTAAAGTGACTGTAGATAACTTGTTTCTCAAGTAATCTGCGTCTGAAGTCCCTGTTACATCAACATAGTTTAGTTTCTCAACGTACGCAGATAGAACTGAAGAGCCATCTGTATCAGATTCTCCGATTCTGTCTTGGAACGCTTTTGATGGGTCTTCGATTGCTGAATCAACCTGGTCAATACTTGTAGCATTTCCAGACCAACTTAGTGTAGCAATACCATCAATTGAGAAATCAATTTCTACTTGGTTAACTTGACATTCGTTTAGCCTATAAGTTGTATTTTCTAGTGCAAAGAAAATAGTTAATTTTAAAAGTTCGTGCGCGTTAGATGAGGCAAAATCAACTTTTGTATCATTCGCTTGGAATGTAATAGCTGAATTAGTTGTTTCGCCATTATTGTCGCCTGAATCTTCTGCAGTAGGAATTGCTTGACCAGCCAAAGCTGCCCAAAGAATATTCTCTACCATGTCATGCGCTGTAGTATCTCTGAAACTGTTTGCACCATGCTTGAAAGGTCTTACATAAGTTTGGAAAGACCATTCGGCAGGAGCCAAAGAGTCATTGAATCTTTGTGATCCCCTTTTCGGTGCTGAACCCGCTTCGTTAATAGTAACGTCTGTTGATTCTGAACTTTGAGAAAAACTATACCCATCTAGTACACCGATTCTGAAAGTATTTGCATCTTTCTCGTTACCTTTAAATAGTCCAAGTCCTGTTCTAGCGCCTTCAGCTGTAGTTCCAGAAGTTACTGTTGCTACTGTTGCTACTAAGCCATTCGCACCACTACCACTAGAAGCGGTGGAAGTTACAGTATTAGCTGCTACATACCCAGTACCTCTAAAGTTATTTGGGATGAACAGTTCAGTTGCTGCTCCACTGCTTACTGCAGCTACGATTGCCTTAAAACCAGAGCCTGATCCATTAGTAGTTCCAAAAGTAATAATGTCACCTACGGCGTGTCCTGAGTTTGTGCCTGATAGTGCATTAGAAAGCGTTTTCACGTTTCCACCAGCAGAAGTAACTCCGTTCACAGAGCTGACAAATACTTTGGTATTTCTTGATAGATTTAAAGCCATTGCTTTCTCCTATTATTGCTTTGGAAAGGATTTCGCATGATATTAATCAGCGTCTTCGTTTCCTAATATCGTACTTCGACTACTATTTCTCCTATACCCAACGGAGCGATTACTCCTTCATCAGTACCAATAGACTCAATCGTCATAGATGTTGTCTGTTCGTTCGGACTCACAGCGTCGTCATACACTAATGCATCATTATCGTCGATAATCCTTTCGATATCTTCGATTAATAATGATAATTCTTCTTGAGCATCTTCTTCATTTGAAACATATGCTCTTATTGTTAAACTAAGAAATCTCCATTTAAATCCGTCCGGTAAGTATTGTCTGCTTTCATCTCCAGCTACAACACATACTTTAGGATATTGTTGTATTTCATCTAAAAATACTAAGTGGCTTTCTACATTATCAAAAACATTAATATTGTAGGGATAGCTACCATCAATTTCTTTTAACTTTTCAGCTAAAGCGACAGCAATTTTCTTTCTTTGAGTTCTGTATGCCATTATTGTCTCCTTAGCGTAAATCTTTCTTCAGTATGTTTAATTGCAATATCTCTAATACTTTTTGTAATTAGAGGTTTAGGGTTGTACCCCACGGGCCATTGCCTTTCTCCCTCGTTTTCAAAAGTTGCATAAGGACTGTATTGATAAGAGTAAGTACCTACTAAGGTCTTCGGCCCTTTCTTCAAACTTTCTAGTCTTACGCTGTTTGAAAATCTTCCTGTTCTGTTTATTAATGCAGGTCTACCCATATTTCTTCTAACTTGTGCTGGTAGTTTCCTGTTAATAATTCTTTTTAACTTTAAAATATCTTTTTCAGATACTTCTTGTCTTTCTTCTTTTTGTCCCGTAGCTCGTCTACTTTTAGGGACTGGTTTAATTGCTTTTACAGCTAATGCTTTTGCGGCTGCTTTTTTAAGTTTATTATCTATTGGATTTTTAAACTTAGCTTTTGTTGTTGCTTTCTTCTGTGTCTTCGATCTATAAGGAGAAGTTTTCTTTCCTTTTACAGTATCAAACACTTGGTCTAAAACTTCTTTATCTACTCTTTTTGAGCCTTGGATTGACATAAACTGGTCTCCATACTCATTAAATATATCAATAAAGTTTTCTTCTAAACCTTTCTCTAATTTTGTTCTTGCTCCGCCCTGTTTTACAGCAGTTGCCATAATACCTACAGCTCTTTCGGCATCTTTGCCTCCCTTACTTTGAACTTTATAACGTATCTTCTGTTCTACTTTTCCAGTAAGTATATCAACATGCTTACTTTTTGTTAATTCATGTTGTGTCTGTGATAGTCCATCAAAATATCCGTTTAAAGAGTTTCTAATTACTTCTAAACTATCGTTTCCTTTTTGTATAGGATTCTCTGCTATTGCAGTGGCTGTTATGTACAACCTTCTAAATGTTTCAATAAGATGATCCCATTGAGCAGTACTTGGTTTTCTTCTTCTTTGTCCTGCAGACCTTGTATCTCTTACAGGAACACCACTCTTTGAGTCAATAGCTTTTAATCTAGCTAACATATTATAACAAATAAATAAATTTCCTGCTATAACACTAAAATCTTCATGAGCCAGAGTTCTGCCATCTTTCATTTTAGCTACAAATTTATTAAACTCTTTTCGTAACAATGAAGTAGATACCCATACACTATCGTCTCTTGAGCCTGCTTCATAATGTTCTACTGCTTGTCTAACTTCATCACTTAACTTTGGTCTTAATCTAGGGTGTCCAAAGAATGCCATGTAGTTTTCAAGTGAAGTACGAGTACCGCTTTCTAGCTGGTCTCTCATTTCGTTAGACGTTTTAGTTAACCATTTATCAGTTTCATCAAAGAAACCCTGTAACTTCCTCGCCTGTCCTACAGTAATTCTAGTCGAAGTAAATTTAGCCTTAGCCACTACTTATAAACTTTATAGAAATCTAGTATTCTCTTGATATGGTCAGGAAAATCTATATTATCTCTTAGTGAAGTAGATACAGAGTTCTGTACCTGTGCTCCAGCTATGCTTAATCTATCTTTTCTTTCATCTTTCAAATAGTACTTAGTCAAGTCAAAACATGCTAACTTCAAATCTTGTGGAGTTGCATTATAACCTGCTCTATATGTTACTTTTACTGCTTTTCTTCCCATAGGAAAAGATTTATCAGTACTATCTGTAGTTCTAAAAATTGTGTCTGTGTCAGTGTCAACAATATACTCATATTTACCACTACCGTCAGAATTTTCTGTGATTAGTGTAACGTATGCATCTGCTTGACTCTGTCTTTCCTGTACTTGACTAACACTTACAAGAGGACTCTCATCTACCATTACAGCTGTAGTCTCTCTGTCTTTAATATCAAAGTACTCGACTTTATCAGTACCATAGTAGTCCACAAATGAAGTACCACAGTAAGTTTTTACGGCTTGACTTATAGAGGGAATAATAACGTTCAGCTTTGCATCCTGGCCTACTCCTGTAATGCCAGCAAAGTCTTTATATTGTTGTATCGTTATTAAATTTGCCATAATTCCTCTTAAAAGTTGGAGGGGATTGCTCCCCTCCATGTCTGAAAGCTATTAGCTAGCTTTGTACATCCAACCCCACTTAGAAGTTGCACCATCGATCATGTCGATGAAACCAAGTCTTTGTGATGCCACAAGGACTCTTCTTTGGTTTGCTACTTCGTAGTCTGATTCTACTGTAACGCCTCTTAATCTAGGCAATACGTAGTTTCTTGGGTTAACTGCGATAGCTCCGAACTTAGCTACTGCTGGTGTTGCGAATTCGTCACAGAGTAGGACTCTTGAGCCATACACTTGACCAATTTCACCAGATAGCTTAGTTGCCATGTCGCCAACTAGGTTAGCATCTTGGAACTCAGCATCTTCGAGTAGTTCGAAGTAAGATCTTTGTGAAACAACATAAACTACTTCACTTGGGTTAACACCATATTTACCCATGTTCTTTCTCATCTCAAGAAGGTCAGCGGCTGTAATCTTATCACTTGCAAATGCAGTGGTAGATTGTGTATAGTCACTGTCGGTTCTTGCTAGGTGTAAAAGACCTTCAAAAGCTGCACCTGAGGTACCAAAGGCACCGTCAGCGTCGTCACCAGCTAGGATAGCATTTTCAATTGCTCTAGCGTGGGCTCTTACCATTGATTCTCTAATGAGAGGCAAGATAGGCATGATTGCATCTTCTTCAGTTTCGTTACCTAGGTAAGATTGTGAAATTAGCTTCTTAGTTGAAAGAGTTCTTTCTGTTAGATCCATACCGCCTGCTGAACCAGGGTTATATGCATCGCCTCTTTCTTGTAAGTTACCGTGTGGTGATGAACCAGAAGCTGTTTGGTTACCTGTAAACTCAGCATAACCTGCATCTGGCATGATTGGGATAATCATGTTAGCAGAATTCATTGGAATCTCTCTAAATAGAGGAGCTAGTACCAATTCATTCTGAATATCTCTTTCGATGTTAGTTGAAACAACTTGCTCGAAGTCTGCAGATGATACACCCACACCTGAGTGTGCATTTACCTTCTCCATTACGCTCTTCGCATAAGTGTTGTCCCAGCCTTTACCAGTCGCTAGACCAGCAAATTTTGCATCTAAAATATCTTGTTCAAAAGCTTTCTTCCAGTCGCCTTGACCCTGTCTATCTGAGAAAATTCTTTTTGATTCTCTGATATTCATGATTTCTTCTGATTTCTCAGCTAATTCGTTCTGAAGTGACTTAACTACTTCATTCAAATCTTCATGCTTATCATTGACTCTTTTCTCGATATCACTAATGAGTCTTTCTGCGCCTGATAGTGAACTCTTAACAATTCTCTTTTGTTCATCCTGCTTAGCTTCTTGAGCAGCTTTTTCTTCAGCTTCAACCTGAGCTTGCTTCTCAGCAAGTTCCTTTTGTGCTTTTTCATCAGCTGCCTTCGCTTCAGCCTGCTTCATTGCATATTCTGCAACTGCTTTTTCAGCTGCTTCTTTTGCGAATGCGTCTAGGTCAAAGCCTTCGGCTTCAGGAGTCATCTTTTCGTTTGACATATCAGTCTCCATTTTATGGGATTTCTCCCCGCTTGGCTGCTCAACTTTCACAGCGTCTGCTGTTGCATGTGAGTTAGCCTTTATAAAGTTTTTCTTGAACTTTTCATACTCGTTCATGTTATCAAAGCTTTTTGCAACTGAAAAAGTTGCGCCTTGATTACAAGGAACGGATACGACTGAAACTTCGAAAAGTTCCGCGTCCTTGATTTTGTATCCATCGGTTTCTGCCATATAATCAGCGTCCTTGACTCTGAAACCAACGGAAAAGGCTCCAAGAACACCGTCTTTAACTAAATCTTTAACGTCACCGGCTGCTTTCGAAATCTTTGCAGAAATCTCGAGACCGTTGTCAGTTACTTCTAAACCAGTTGCTCTACCGATAGGCTTGTCATAGTTGTGGTTGAACAAAATGATAGGATTACCTTTAAAGTTTTCCAAACCACCTTTTGTCCATGCCTCAGCTTCGATAACGTCGCCAGCTCTATCTAGTGCATTAGTACTTGCAGAACCTTTGATGTCAATGCCGCCATCTTCGGTTTCGCCTAAGGTTTTGAATGTATTAGTCCAATGAAATATTTTATTCGACATCTTTAACCTCTTTCTCCACTTTTGGTTTCGGAGCAGCTTTTTTCTCAACTACTTTTTCTTCCACAACTGGAACTTCGACAGGATATCGATTTTTTACTACGGATAGGACTCTGTTCCAAGAACCAAAGTGCCTTCTCAGCATATAGTCTTTGACAGGAGCATCACTACCATAGGATTTGTATGTAGCTAAGTCCATATTCTCTACTTTATTTTCAGCAAAGAAGTCAGACACAGCTTTAATCATCATATTTTTAGTCATATTATTCCTCTGTAGAAGGACTCTCCTCTGGTCGTCCTCCTTCCTCTGGATTCACTGCTGAGCCTGCTAAGTTTACAGGTACTCGGGGCTCGTCGAATCCATTAATTGGTTCTTTACCGATAGCAACTCTAGCTTCGTTTGTACTTAGTATGCCTGTATTAACAAGTGTAGCGTAGTATGCTGCTTGGTCTCTCAATTCTGGTTGTAAAGCAGGAATTCCTGTTACATCTTCATTGAGTTCAAAACCAAAAAATCTTTCAAACGCATGAGATATTTTACGGACTATAGGTAGTACAGTCTCTAAGTAATATAATCTATGGTTTGGCCTAATGTTTGCATTGTTTCCACCGTCCATTAAGATTGGTGGTATGCCCATAGCTTCAAGAATAATACGCTCATTTGCTTTTATTGATTCTTGAAAGTCTAATTCTTTAAAATTAACTTTAGATAGTGAATCTACTTCTAAACCACCGTCTAAGATTAAAGGTCTTCTTCCGCCTGATGCTGGATTATATCTCATGCTCCAGGCTTGTAACATTCTCTCTTTAATTTTTTCTGAGAGAGTATTAGGGCTCTTTAAAACTAATCCAGGAACCGCTCCATTTTTGAAGAAGTTATCCTGGAATTTTCTCATATTTCCAAGA